AAGAATTTTTAAAGTGTAAGGATGATCCAGTATACTTTGCTAAAAATTATATCAAGATTGTTTCTCTGGATGAAGGTTTAGTTTCTTTTAACCTTTATCCATTTCAACAAAAATTAATTAATAATTTTCATAATAACAGATTCAATATCTGTAAGATGCCTCGTCAGTCAGGTAAGTCAACGACTTGTGTATCTTATCTATTGCATTATGTTGTTTTTAATGCTAACGTGAATGTTGGTATTCTTGCAAACAAAGCTTCAACTGCAAAAGATCTTTTGGGAAGACTTCAGTTGGCTTATGAGAATCTACCTAAGTGGATGCAACAGGGTGTCATGGTTTGGAACAAGGCATCTTTAGAACTTGAAAATGGATCAAAGATTATTGCAGCATCCACATCAGCATCTGCTGTTCGTGGTATGTCATTCAATATCATCTTCCTTGACGAATTTGCGTTCATTCCAAATCATATCGCTGACGATTTCTTCAGTTCAGTTTATCCTACCATTTCATCTGGTAAAACTACAAAGGTTATTATCGTATCTACCCCTAAGGGTATGAATCACTTCTACCGCCTCTGGCATGACGCCGAGAGGAGTAGAAACGAATATATCCCAACAGAGGTTCATTGGAGTGAAGTTCCTGGTAGAGACGCAAAATGGAAGGAACAAACGATTGCAAACACTTCACCTCAACAGTTCCAACAGGAATTTGAGTGTGACTTCCTTGGATCTTCTGATACTTTGATTTCTGCATCAAAACTCAAGTCAATGGTTTTTGATGATCCAATTCAATCAAATAAAGGATTGGATATCTATCAAGAACCAATCGAAGATCATAACTATATTATGACAGTTGACGTTGCAAGAGGAGTTGAAAGTGACTACTCGGCTTTCGTCATTTTTGATATTACAAGTTTTCCTTGGAGAGTAGTTGGTAAATATCGAAACAATCAGATCAAACCAATGTTGTTCCCCAACATCATTGAAGATGTTGCAAAGGCATATAATAAAGCTTATGTGTTGGTTGAAATCAACGACATTGGGGAACAAGTTGCAAATATCCTACATTTTGATCTTGAGTATGATCACATCTTAATGTGCGCCATGCGAGGTAGAGCTGGGCAAATTGTTGGGCAAGGATTCTCTGGTAATAAGTCTCAACTTGGATTGAAGATGTCAAAGACAGTCAAAAAGATTGGATGTTCAAACCTCAAGACTTTGGTAGAAGATGACAAGTTAATGTTCAATGATTATGACATTATCTCCGAACTGACAACTTTTATTCAAAAGAATCAATCATTTGAAGCTGAAGAAGGCGCAAATGATGACTTATCAATGTGTCTTGTGATCTTCTCTTGGTTAGTTGTTCAACCTTATTTCAAGGAGATGACTGAGAATGATGTTCGTAAACGCATCTATGAAGAACAAAAGAACCAGATCGAACAAGACATGGCTCCTTTTGGATTTATTTTGGATGGTTTAGATGATCATGAAAATACCTTTGTAGACAACTCTGGTGATGTATGGAAGCTAGATGAGTATGGTGATCGAGCTTACATGTGGGAGTATCGTTAAAAATAGTATTTCTATAAATATGTTATAGATTAAATGTTTTATCAGAGGTAGATAAACATGTCATTAGGGCTCGGATTAGTTTCCCCAGGTATTACTATAAGAGAGATTGATCTCACTAAAGGTTCGATAGTAGAAGATAACCAGTTTATTGGAGCTATTGCTGGCCCTTTTCCAAAAGGCCCAGTAGAAGAAGCTGTTGTCATTAGAAATGAAAATGAATTTATTGAAACTTTTGGAAAACCAGTAACAACTGATAATCAATCTGATTACTATCATGTAGCAGAGTCATTCTTAAGTTATGGAGGCGTTTTAAAAGTTATCAGATGTTCTGATGCTAACTTAAATTCAGCTAATGTTGGAGTTGGATCAACAACCTCAGTAACATTAAATATTAAAAATTACGACGATTATACAGAAAACCACTCTGACAGTGTTTCTTGGGAGTGGGCAGCAAAAACACCAGGAGCTTGGGCAAATAATTTAAAAGTTGCTATAATCGATGACTTTGCTGATCAAACATTTGCTGGACTTTCTACAAGTTCACTTACTGTTGGAATGGCAGTAACATGTCGATTAGAAGGTGCAAGGGTAACAATTGGAGTTGGTGTTACTTATTCTTGGAACTCAGACACAGTTTTAGAAGGAACTTTAACTGGATTGGGAGTAAGTGAAATTTATGTTAAGTGGAATACTTATAATACAGGAGTTTCAACTTTTGTTCAGTACAAAAAAGGTAGTAATTTTGAAGTAAAATCTAGCGATGGGGATATCATCGTCGGTGGTGTCTCAATGGGCCCTGCTGATGATGCAACAATTACAGACTGGTATGATGGACAAACTGTAGTCATAAACGGCATTCCAGTTTATTGGAGGTCTTTGGCTCCAAAACCAATTTCAAGTTCGTTTGCAATTGAGAGAAGATCATACAATGATTCAGTTCACATTTTAGTCATTGATGATAAAGGAACCGCAACTGGTGTTTCAGGAAATATTATTGAGAAGTTTACCAATCTTTCAAAAGCCTTAGATGCAACTCTTTCTGGAAAAACCCTTTATTACAAAGAGAGAATAGCTCTCGAATCAACATATGTTTATGCTGGATACCCACAAGACGGCAATGTTTCTAAAGCAGGTATTACTACTTCAAACGGTTTGTGGGGATTAAAAGCAGTCGATTCTGTCGATTTTAATGTTATTGGAAATCAAACCATCCTATTAGTTGGTGGAGTTAACTATACAGGTGGAGGATTTAACCCATCACTTGGTGAATTGAGTGATGCTTATGATATCGTTGCAAGCAAAGATCAAGAAGAAATTGACTTCTTGATCTATGGCCCATCAATGTTAACTAAGGAAGAATCTCAAGCAAAAGCAAATAAACTTATTGAAATTGCAGAATCAAGAAAAGATACTATCGTTACTATTTCACCATTTAAAGATGACGTGGTTGCAGTATCAGATGCTCAGTCGCAGACAGATGATACCGTTGAATTCTTTAATGGAATCGATTCAAGTTCTTTTGCCGTTTTTGACTCTGGATATAAGTACATTTATGATAGGTTCTCTAACAAATATAGATACATTCCTTGCAATGGAGACATTGCTGGATTGATGGTTAGAACTTCTGTTGATAACTATTCTTGGTATTCTCCTGCTGGAGCAGATCGTGGCACTTTAAAAAATGCAATTAAACTTGCATATAATCCAAATCAATCCCAAAGAGATCAACTTTATACTAACAGAGTAAATCCAGTGATCTACTCACCTGGATCTGGAGTAATTCTATTCGGAGATAAAACAGCTCAAACGTTTGTATCTGCATTTGACAGAATCAATGTTCGTAGACTCTTCTTGGAAATTGAGAAAACAATCTCAAATATTGCAAAAACATACTTATTTGAGTTTAACGATGAGTTTACAAGAACTTCATTTGTTTCACAAGTTGATCCATACCTAAGAGATATTGCTGCTAAGAGAGGAATTACTGAGTATGTGGTTGTTTGTGATCAAACAAATAATACACCAGAAGTCATTGATCGCAATGAATTTGTTGCTGAATTTTATGTCAAACCAGCTCGTTCTATCAACTTTATTGGATTGACATTTGTTGCCACTAAAACTGGCATCAACTTTGAAGAAGTAATTGGTAGATTCTAACTCACTTTAAGGAGATAAAAACCCATGGCTGAAGAAATTAAGTTAAAAAACAGAACATTAGATTCATTCAAGTCTAAACTCACTGGCGGGGGTGCTAGGCCCAATCTGTTTGAATGTGTGATTCCAGTCCCAACTTGGGCTCGTCCAGATGGTGTAAATGATTTTGATGAAAAATTAAGACTTCTTGTTAAAACCGCTGGACTTCCTGCATCAACTATTTCTCCAATTCAAATTCCTTTTAGAGGAAGAACATTATCAGTTGCTGGAGATAGATCATTTGATTCTTGGACAATTACCGTTATTAACGATGCCGACTTTGGCATCAGAAGATGTTTTGAAAAATGGATGAATGGCATCAATAAACATGAAGATACCTCTGGATACATTAATCCAAATGGAACTGATGGATATCAACAAACCATTGCAGTTCACCAACTTGGAAGATCTCCGTATGTAAAAGGAAATATAAGCAATAGTGCTGTTCCAGTATTAAGATCATATAAACTGTATGGTGCTTGGCCTTCAAACGTAGGTGCGATTCCACTTTCTTACGATGAAACCAATTCTATTGAACAGTATGATGTAACATTTGAAGTTCAGTGGTGGGAAGCATTTAAGACCTCTCAAGGCGAAGCTGATTTACGATGAGATCATAAATAGATCAGTAGGTTTAATAGTCAAATTATAATGTCTAAGTTGTTCGGTTTTAACATTCAAAAAGGTGAAGTAAAATCTCCAACTACGATCAGTCCCGTCCCCAAAAATAATGAGGACGGTTCTGATTTTTATGTTGCAAGTAGTTTTTATGGACAATATGTAGATATTGAAGGTGTTTACAGAACCGAATATGATTTATTAAAAAGATATCGTGAGATGTCTTTGCACCCAGAATGTGATACTGCAATTGAACATGTTGTAAACGAAGCAATTGTTGCAGATCTTAATGATTCTCCAGTTGAAATTGAACTCTCTAATTTAGATGTTGATGATAACATCAAAAATATTATTAGACAAGAGTTTAGATATATCAAAGAAATCATGGATTTTGATAAAAAAGCTCATGAGATTTTTAGAAACTGGTATGTTGATGGAAGAATTTTCTACCATAAAGTCATTGATTTAAAACGTCCAGAAGAGGGAATTAAAGAAGTTAGATATATTGACGCATTGAAAATTAAGTTTGTTCGTGAACTTAAAAAGAGATCAATCAATGATGCTGGTAATCTAACCTATGTGAATCAAGATCCATCAAAAGAACTCACAATGTTTGAGTCTCCAAATGTTGATGAGTATTTTGTCTATAATCCTCAAGCTTCTGGCGGTATGCAAGTTGGAAGTGCATATGGAAAAGGAATTAAAATTGCAAAAGATGCAATCACATACATTACCTCAGGATTAGTTGATAGGAACAAACAAGCTACTTTATCCTATCTTCACAAAGCAATTAAGGCTCTTAATCAATTAAGAATGATTGAAGATAGTCTTGTCATCTACAGACTTTCAAGAGCACCAGAAAGAAGAATTTTTTATATTGATGTTGGTAATCTCCCTAAGGTAAAAGCAGAACAATACCTTCGTGAGGTTATGAGTCGTTATCGTAATAAACTTGTTTACGATGCTTCGACTGGTGAAATCAAGGATGATAAAAAACATCTTTCAATGATGGAAGATTTCTGGCTTCCAAGAAGAGAAGGTGGTAGAGGAACTGAAATCACAACTCTTCCTGGCGGGCAAAATCTTGGAGAACTCACTGACGTTGAGTATTTCCAAAAGAAACTTTATCGTTCATTGAACGTTCCAGAATCCAGAATTGGTGCTGGGGATGGATTCAATCTAGGTAGATCATCAGAAATTCTTCGTGATGAATTGATGTTCTCCAAGTTTGTTGGAAGATTGAGAAAGAGATTTAGTCAAATCTTTCATGATATGTTGAAGACTCAACTTATTCTCAAAAATGTCGTAACCCCAGAAGATTGGGAGTATATGAGTGATCATATTCAATATGATTTCTTATATGACAATCATTTTGCAGAACTCAAAGAAACTGAGTTAATGAATGAAAGAATTGCTCTATTATCACAAGTTGAACCTTATGTTGGTAAATATTATTCCGTTGATTATGTAAGAAGGAAGGTTCTCCGTCAAACAGATGAAGAACTTATTGAAATTGATATACAAATTGATCTTGAAAAACAACTTGGAATTATTCCACCACCAATGGATCCAATGACAGGAATGCCAATGGACGGTGGAGATCAAGGATTGGGAACAGTTCAAGATATAGGGCAAGTTCCAAAAGAACCAGAAGTTCCAAATCCAGGAACTGAACCACCTCCAGGTGAGGAAGCTCCGCAAGTTAAGATGCCTAAAGGGGGCAAAATATAAATAAATATTAGATTATATCAATAAACATATGGAAGATGATTTTGTAAGTATGGTTATGTCGGATGCTTCACCATCCGATATTTCTGATGCGATTAAAGGAATGCTTTTTGCCAAATCTGTAGAAAAGATTGAGGAACTGACTCCTTATGTGGCTGCGAGTATGTTTGGAACTTCACCACTAGAAATCGAGGATGCTGAGTAATGCAAAGAACGAAGATTATTGCAACTGAAACTGCAACTCCAACAACTGCTGGCACAGCCAGTAGTATTGATAGTGCTACTTGTGTGAGACTTCATAACAATACTAGTGGTGTTGCAACAGTAGGAGTTTCTACGATTGTTGGTGCCGCATCCACAATATTTTTCAGTATGCCTGGCAACTCAGTCGAATTTTTAGAAAAAACTGGAACTGATGTCATTTATACGACTCCAGCAATAAAATCAGCAAAAGTAGGATTTACAAACTAAAAAAATGAAACTCATCACCGAACAGATCGAAGACATCAAGATTCTTACCGAAGAAGTTGGCGGCAAAAAACGACTTTATATTGAAGGTATCTTTCTTCAAGCTGATTTAAAGAATCGTAACGGTAGAATGTATCGTTATGAAACTTTAGATCGTGAAGTTAAAAGATATAATGATCAGTATGTAAAGTGCGGAAGAGCTCTTGGAGAACTTGGGCATCCAGATGGCCCTTCAGTTAATCTTGATCGAGTTTCTCATAAGATTGTTTCACTAATTCCAGAAGGTAAGAATTTCATCGGAAAAGCTCAAATCCTTGAGACTCCAATGGGTAAAATTGCAAAAAATCTTTTGGATGAAGGTGTGAAACTTGGCGTCTCTTCTAGAGGTGTGGGCTCATTAGTTGAACAAGGTGGAGTTAAAGTTGTCTCTGATGACTTCATGTTATCAACTGCAGCAGATATTGTTGCAGATCCTTCTGCTCCTGACGCTTTTGTTCAGGGAATTATGGAAGGTAGAGAGTGGGTTTGGAACAACGGCATCCTAGCCGAAAAGACACTAAATAGTCTAAATTCACTCACTCCTACTCTTGATAAAAGAGTGCGTGAAGAGAGATTATTGAAGTTGTTCAATAAATATCTGGAAAATATTTAAAATTATAAATAAATATTAGAATAAAGGAAAATACCTATTTTATTCGGAGAGATCAATGTCTAGAAAAACGATGAGTAATTTGCAAGAAGAGGGAGCACCAATGTATGCTTCCACTAAAGCAGCTAAACAATCACAAACAGCTGTCAACGCCAATGCACAAGCTGGAGACGGAATGGTTTCCAATCCTTTTGTTGGTTCTACCCCTGGCCAGTCGATCACCGATTTAGGTGGCCCTACTCCTGATAATTACAGATCAACTGATGATTCTGCTAAGTTAGCGACTGGAAATATTAAAACTGTTAGAGATGTTGTCAGTGCTAAGGCAGCAAAAGCCGAAGATTTTGAATATGATGAAGATGAAGAACTCCTAGAAGCTTCACACGAAGATGAAGAGGAAGAAGAGGGTGAAGAGGAAGAGGAGAAAGAGTATGTAGACGAAGAAGAAGGGGAAGAAGAACTTCCTGATGAAATTGAAATAAATGTGGAAGAAGACGTTCAAGCTCTATTTGGTGATGAAGATCTCTCCGAAGAATTCAAAGAAAAAGCAAGAATCGTACTTGAAGCAGCAGTAAGAACTAAGGTTCAAGAAGCTGCTGACATTATCGCTGCTAAGTATGAGGCAGCGTTAGAAAATAATGTTATTGCAATTCAAGAAGAATTAACCGAAAGAGTTGATTCTTATCTTGAGTATGTTGCAGATGAATGGCTTGTAGAGAATGCTCTACAAGTTGAGAACGGATTGAAGTCTCAGCTTGCTGAGAACTTCATGACTGGGCTCAAGGGCCTTTTTGAAGAAAATTATGTAGAAATGCCTGAAGAGAAATATGATGTTCTTGAGCAAATGGTAGAAAAACTTGATGAAATGGAGTCAAAACTCAACGAACAAATCGAAAGAAATGTTCACCTTAATCAGAGACTAAGTGAGTCTGTGTCAGACAGCATCTTCTATGGAGTTGCTAGAGGACTCGCAGAAACTCAAAAGAGTAAGCTCTCTAGTCTTGCTGAAAGTGTTGAGTTTGTAAGTGAGGAAGACTATCGTGAGAAACTGGAGACTCTCAGAGAGTCATATTTCCCAAGAAATCCTGTCTCTCATACAAGAGATGAAGAAATGCTTGGAACTTCTGTTGAAACCATTTCGGAATCAATGGAGGCTTACGTTAGAGCAGTTCAAAAACACTCTAAGTGATTTTTAAATCATTAGAACAAACTAAGTTACAACACTAAAACAAGACACGGAGAACCTTAAATGTTTAACGAAAACTTACAAGAGAAGTGGGCTCCACTTCTTAATTGTGAGGGACTAGATACAATCAAAGATCCTCACAGAAGAGCTGTTACAGCTCAACTTTTAGAGAACCAAGAGCGCTTCCTCCGTGAAGAGCGTGGTTTCATTTCAGAAGCTGGCCCAACCATGTCAACTGGCACTGGTGGTTTCGGTGGTGGAACCTACGGAACCGCAGCTGCTGCGGGCCCTGTAGCCGGTTTCGATCCAGTTCTGATTTCATTAATCAGACGTTCAATGCCTCAACTCATCGCATATGATATTTGCGGTGTTCAACCAATGAATGGCCCAACGGGACTCATCTTCGCAATGAGAACTCGTTACACCAACAACAGCGGAACTGAAGCATTCTTCAACGAACCAGATTCCAGATTCTCTGGACAAAACGCAGCTGGTTCACTTGCTGCAAGTGACTACACCGCTCAGGCTTCTGTTGGTATTGCAACCACTGCTGCTCAATCAGGTTCGAATCCTGGTGTTCTCAACGATGCTTCACCTGGAACCTACAATGTAGGGCAGGCAATGGCAACTGGATCTGCTGAATCACTTGGCGATGCAGCTGGTAATGCTTTCGCAGAGATGGCATTCTCAATCGAGAAAGTTACTGTTGCTGCAAAGTCAAGAGCACTTAAGGCCGAGTATTCATTAGAACTCGCACAAGATCTCAAGGCTATTCATGGACTTGATGCAGAAGCTGAGTTAGCAAACATTCTCTCAACCGAGATTCTTGCTGAAATCAACAGAGAAGTTGTTCGTACCATCTACAACATTGCTGAAGCTGGTGCTCAGAACAATACCGCAACTGCTGGTATCTTTGACTTAGACGTTGATTCAAACGGACGTTGGAGCGTTGAGAAGTTCAAGGGACTTCTTTTCCAACTTGAGAGAGATGCTAATGCAATCGCAATCAGAACTCGTCGTGGAAAGGGCAACACCATCGTTTGTTCATCAGACGTTGCTTCAGCTCTAACCATGGCAGGTGTTCTTGATTACACCCCTGCACTCAATGCAAACCTTCAGGTTGATGACACTGGTAACACCTTCGCTGGTGTTATCAACGGTAAGTACAAGGTTTACATCGATCCATATTCGGGTGGTGTTAACCCCAACGCTGCTGGTGGACAGTATTATGTCATCGGTTATAAGGGCACTAATCCTTATGACGCAGGACTCTTCTACTGCCCATATGTTCCTCTCCAAATGGTTCGTGCCGTTGGACAGGACACCTTCCAGCCTAAGATTGGCTTCAAAACCAGATATGGTATGGTTGCCAACCCATTCGCTGAAGGTTCAGCTGCCGATGCACAAGG